GATTCTCCCATCCAAACAAGCGCTTCATGAGTGCTGTTGAATAACCTTCTCAATGGATCGTTCTTAGCAATGCGACGCTCCTTGATGCGAGCACGGCCATTCAAAGAAAGATCGTTGTAAATGAATGCTTTAGGCGTCTCACGGACAACATGGACAGCGGTAAGCATGCCTGATTTAGTGGCAAGGATCATTTCGCACGCTCCGCAAGCATGGCGTCGGCTGCCAAATAGGCAAACTCAGCAATTCCTGGCAGTTGATCTTTGGTTGCCCACTGCGCTCCTTGGGTGGATGGCATCATACATGATGCCATCGCCTTGGCCGCTAAGTAGTCGCGCAGGCTCATGCCTGGATGTCCGCCAGATGAAGAAAAGTTTGCCGGGCTTACTGGGGATGCGGGGCCGCCCACTGAATCACTTTTACTCATAATTCCTCTCCTGTCATTGCGCTTCATTGCGCCAGCGAACTATCGCCCAGGATAATCACTATGTCAAGTCGGAACTTCTAATCCTCTGCGCTCCTGCATCTCTTCGGCAGTCACGAAATACAGCTCGCATCGCCCCTCGCTGAAGTCGCCCAGCCGGAAAGGTGCCAGCCCCGAACTGTCGGTAGTCACGCAAAAGAAATCAAACGGCCAGTTCAGCGCCTGGATATGCAGACAGCCAAGGCTCAGCATGAAGCCGTTACGCACCACGTTTCGCCAGCTGACGTTAAAGGTCCAGAATTCAGAAACCTGCCAGAAGTTCAGGGTCAGAATGATCTCTTCGTCATCCACCAGCAGCACATGACGCTGACTCGGCTCATCGGTGATATTGATTATCTGGTACGCCATTCCCTATCTCCCGATGATCGCGGTCAGCAGCGACTTTTCTTTCTTCTTGCCTGCGCCGTCGCCCGACTTCGGAGACTGAACACCCTTATCAGCGGTGCCGCCCGTCTGGCTCTTCACTGATGGCGCCGGTTTCTTGTAGAAGCGCGACACGTCGGAATAGATCGTCTTGGCAATGCGGAATTTTTGCGCCGTCAAAGTGAAGGTCAACGCCTGGCGCTGGTTGTCTCGGGTGATGGTCACGTCATTAATCGCCATGCTGTCGTGGGTGCGATATGGCATCGAGATCTTGACCAGCTGCTTGCCGTAATGGATCGACTCGATGAAGTCAACGAACTGCTCGCGCAACGGCTTGCCTCCGGACTTGTTGCCGACGTAATCACCTGCGTTCGATCCAAGCGAGATCTTCTCGTTGATCTCTCGCCGACGATCCCCTGCGCTATCCAAGATCTTCGCCACTTCCTGAATCTGCGAGGGTGTGCGTGCAGGCAGAAAGGAGGTGGTTTTGCCTACAGTTGGCAGCCGGCTTTCTGACCGGGGTTTAGGCGGCTCGTTGAAGAAGACATCGGCAACGTCACCACTGATCGTTAGCTTGATGGGGGCGTTGATCAGCTGGTCACCGATGTAGCTGCCGTCCTCGACCACCGACGTAGGCGAGGCCGTGCTGTACTGCGTCTGATCGCTGACCCTGGCAAACAGAGTGAAGCCGCCAATACCAATTTCCTCAACGGAAGAGGATGACAGCGCCTGTGCTTCGCCTGCCTTGAGGTCCTGAATACTCATCGGCCACCTCGGTTAACTTGGGTCTTAGCGGTCTTCAGCTGGTCTTGCAGGGAGTCGGTTACCGCTGCACCAGCCGCCTTGGGATCGTTGGTTTTGATGTCGATATTGGTGTTCTGCGTAATCTGACTGTTGTTCACGGACGTATTGCCGGCTGGCGTCATTGCCACGGCATCGTTTGGACTCATGCCTGGCACATCCCAAGGGTCTTGCCCGCTTCCGCTTGGCAATGGCCCTGCGTTGCCTGGAGCTGAGTCCGGAGATCCGCCGGAGCTGATCAGGTCAATCGCCCAATCCGGAAGGATGGACATTGCCGCCGATTTGATTCCGCCAAGGATCTGCCCGAAAGCTGTACCTATGAAATCAAACAGCGAAACGAAGATATTCTTGATGCCTTCGACGACGGTGCCAAATGCCGCAAATAGCAAGTCCAGGGCTTCCCCCCAGTTACCCTTGAATAGCTCAATAACCGCATTAAAGAGCTGGGCAAATGCCTCGAAAAATGGAGCGGCCAAACTTAGCAGCGCCGCAAACATTGCCTTGAACGCATTTACAATGCCCTGCAATACCGGAACGATATCCCAGCCGAAGAACTCCATGAAGAAATCGGCAATGACGGATTGGCCGCCGTCGAGCGCAGTCAACAGGTCATCAACAATCAGCAGTAGCGCAACAATTGCGGCGGTGATGAGCACCACCGGGGACAGAACGATACCCATGACAGTGGCGAATCCACCCGTTGCGAGCTGCGCCACAACGAATGCGCCAGCTAATGCCAAGACCAAGGGCGCCATACGGGTGACGAATCCAGCCGTTGACTGAATGACCTCGCCAAGCCATTGCAAGCCGTCTTTAATAAGGTCTTGGTTGGCAATCAGGAACTCCGTGAATCCATCCGTGATTTTCTGCGTGGCTGGCGCCAGGTTGATGGCGATCTGCTGACTGAGCGCGCTAACCGCGAACTTAGACGTATCCAGGGAGTCTTGAAAATCAGCGGCGGCCTGCGCCTGTTCGGTCGTGACGATGCCAAGGGCCCGTGCTTTTTCGACCAGAACACCTACCTCTTCACTGGTAGCGTTTAGCAGCTGAAGCGTAGAGGGATCAAGCCCCAGCGAAGCAATAATTGATTTCTGTGTGCCGCGATCAGTGCCAAGTCTGGCGAACGATTCGCGCAGCTCATTGAAAATTACATCGGCGGTTTTTACGTTGCCGCTGGCATCTTTAACGCTGATTCCAAGGTCTTCGAAGGCCTTTCTGCCGCGCCCAAGGCCGCGAGCTGCGTCACCAGCGACTTTAGACAGACCGTTAAGGCTCGACTGCATAGCCTCGACGCTCGACCCTGACAGCGCAGCAGCAAAGCCCAGCTCTTGGATGCTCTCAACGCTTATACCTGTCTCGGCATTCATGTCCAGAAGGCCGTCAGCTGCCTGTGTGGTGGACGCAACGAACGCAAACAGGCCGCCAGCTGCCGCCAGGATTGCCGTACCGACGCCAGTCAGCAGCGCAATGGACAGTTTCAGGTTCTCGTTGAACTCACGCTGAGGCGCGAGATCCCCAATAAAGCTGAACTTTGAAACCAGCTCGTTGACGACGGCCATCAGGTTGGGTTCCTTGATTTATGCGCCTGAATGTCGGCGGTGATTTGTTCGAACTCGATAGCGTCCAGAAACTCGGGTGTATCCATTGCCTCGATTTCGGCCAGGCTTCCATACCCGGCCTTCACCAAAGCGAACATTGCCATTCGTTCGCCGCTTACATTGGTTTCTCGGATGAGGTCGTCGCTGGCTCCCCTGCTTGGGATGCTGAGGCGATACCGGCGGCGCGAATAAAAGGGTAGGACATTACCCCCATAGCCACAGCGAGCAGACTAACGTAATCCTCGGCGAATTCGTCCCAGTGGTCGCGCAGCTTGTTGATGGTTACGCCATTGAAAGAGATATTCGACCACATTACCTCTTCGACGTTGGCGTACTGCAGCGTATCAAGAAAGCTGAAATCCTGACTGCCGATCTGCCGCTGCACTGACGTGTAGAACGCGAACACCTTGCGGCGCTCGACGTGGGTCATCTTGTGAAACTTGTACGTGCGCCCATTGATCTCGGCTTCACCATCTTCATAGACGGCTTTCACCTGGGCCATAGCGGCGGCCCGTTGCTCCTGTGCATTCATCTTACAGGCTCCGTTTAGCAGTGCGGAATTGAATAGTGTATTCCATCAGCGCGTTACCGTCTTGGTTGTTCCGGGTTTGGGTCGGCAGAGTGGTGATGCTGCCGCCATCAAGGTTCCAGCTCTCAACGCCTGCCTGACCGTCCTTTGTATAGGATTCTTTTGCGGAGCCTTCGAACAGCGTAGCGCCTGGCGTGTTGATCTGGCTCAGCAGGAACACATCATCATCGCTGTATTTCTGAACGCTAAAGACAAGATCGTAAACATCTTTATCCATGCGCTCGCTGATAGTCACGCCTCCGACGGCAGAGTTCACGCGGGCGGTATGAGCATTGACCGGGGTCAGCGTCAGATAGTCGCCTTCGCCGAAGCTCTTGAAGGTGTAGTCATTGAGGATCAGCGTACCGCTGTCCATCGAGATAGTGATAACACTCATTGGGCAGCCCCTTACAGATTGAAGTTGATGATGATGTCAACGGAATGGATTGCGCCAGCGTTCTTCACGGCACCTTGCAGGACCGGAGACTTCCGCGCTTGGCGATCCGCCTGCGGCTGATCCTTCAGTAAGCCAGCCAGCCAGTAGAAACCGAACTGCTCGATATTGCGATTGAAAGTATCGATATTGCCGAAGCTGTCCGGGCTAGTCCAAGTACCTGGACCGAAGACGTTAGCGCGAACAAAGCCACGCGAAGTCTTTTCAGCTGTTGCGACCAGCTTGTTTACGTCGCGAGTAATCTGCGCTTCCTTGGTTCCGGTAGCCTTCAGGATGTTGAACATATCCGTCTGTACCGCATCGACAAACGCGGTCAGGTTGTAGACGTTATCAACGTAATCGTTCGCGCCACTGGTCAGCACGACGGGGGTGTCTTTAATCGTTGTATAGATATCCATGCCCACGCGCTTAGTCGCCGTGATCTCCGTCTGCTCATACGACTCAGCCGGCACACTCAATTCCTTTAGATTCATCGTCATAGCTGAGTTTTCAGCGTTGAAGTTGACGGTATGGGTGCGAGCCATGTAGGAGGCAGCCATCAATCGATTGCCGGATTTGCTGTACAGGCTTCGGAAGTTCGTTTGACTCGCCAGCTTTACCGCCCAAACTGGGTTGGAGGCCGAGACGGCGAAGTAAGCGGAGCCCGAGAAGACGGTGTAAAGAATGACTTGATTGGCGCCAGCCCATGCGGCCAGGGCGGGAACTTCAACGTCAAGGGTCAGGTCAGTGAAAACGGCGCCCTTGATATTTACCAAGGCCTTAAGAGCGCTGAGCGATGCCACTTTAGTTTCGATAGGCAGCACGACCGATGCGGCGCCTTGGGTAAGCGTGCCACCGGTCCCGCTGGACATAGTCAGCAAGCCCCCGATGAACGTGCCCGTTGCGCCTGGCGACATCACGGTCAGCAAGCTGGTTGCGCCAGTGGTCGAGCTGGTGATAGTCAGATAACCGTTATTGTGCGATACGACTGCGCCAGTGATGGCGGTATCGAGAATCGCGGCAACGCCGTCCAAGGTGGTGACCGCACTGAAGTCCAGGGCGGTAGCTACAACTGGAGTCGCGTCAACGGTGATATTGAAGCTGCCGTCGGTAATGGTTTGCAGCTGAGAAATCAGCGTGGATTCCACCAGCTGAATACTGCGCAGAGTCGCGGCGGTCGCAGGTACCGTTTCGGCGGTGGCGCGGTGCAGGCCGATGATCAGCGTGCCACCGAAATTAATCGGGTTAGGCTTGGTGTTGAACACCGCCTGGGCGAACTGCGTGGTAATCGAGGCGGTGCCAAAATCAGCCTCCACCGCTTCGGCATCCCGATAGCTGCGGAAACGCTCAGCACTGGTAATCACACCGGTTTCGCTGGTCAGGATGGCGACCGTGTTCATGTTATCGCGCTCGGCTTGACGCCCCTCGGGAATCAGCGCGACGTTGACCACGTTTGTGATGCTTGCGTTATTGCTCATAGATCAAACCTCGTTCGCCGATTATGCGAAGTTGTGCGATGTCGATACGCAGTATATCAACAATCAAGGACGGGCTGTAGTGGACTTGGCATTCAAGTTGCATGCGCTCTCCATACTGCTGACCGGTCAACTGCTTGACGTTGGTCGCTGCGCCTGGGTGATAAACAGTGATGCCAAGGCTCTGTTGCAGGTTGAGAGAATTTTCGCCACGAGCCAATAGGCGGAAGTTGGTGCAGAGCGTGGCAGCAGTCGGCCCGTAGAAGTCGAAGGTGAAGGCGCGAGATACCAGTTCAGAATACTGCATCTGTTCGGTATCACCATCGTATCGCGTAGAACTTGCTAGAGGCACGTCACCGGACAGCGAATCCACGACGATATAGGGCTGCTCAAAATGTTGTCGGTCGAAGTTCTGGCGGCCAGCCTTAACGTACTGCTCGGGGTGGCTCAACAGGTCGCGCACGTAGCGCTGAAGCTGGACAAGGATTGGTTCGATCATGGCGTCGGCACCAGCAGCGGTAGCTTAGTTTCCTCGCCTACAGCCTCGGTGTAGCCGTATTGTCCGTAGCCTTTGCGGAATGGAACCAGTTTGAAATCACGGCCAAGCCACTCGACGTATTGGCCGATAGCCATCGGACTGACGCTGTGAATCTGAATGTATTCCAGGCTGTAATCGATCTGCTCGACCTTGAGTTTTTCTGGATCGGCGGGTTGCACCACGGCCATGATGCTAGCGCCGATTATAGTAACGACCGGAACGAAGTCGATAGCCGTTTCGGTGCGTGTTTTCAGCACGACAGGCTGCGACCACTCGGTCAGGACTTCGGACATGTCAGGAAGCATTACGGATTCCTCGGCGGCGGGGATGCCGGCTTATTCAACCGCAAGCACGCCGAGTATCCGGCGAGCATCCGACAATTCGCGCAATCGCACTTTTTCATTCAACCACCCAAGTAATAGAGTTCCGCAGAAGCCCGGTGTCAATCAGGATACCAGAAGAGCCTTTTGCTTTCTTGGTGGCATCGGCGATATCCGGCCAGGTGCCGTATCCCTGAGTCTTGAAGGCGCCAACACTGATATTCCTGGCTGCCAAGCCAACACGGCCAAGGCCAATCTCCACATCAAGGCCTTTCTCAAGGACGAGCTTAAATTGCCCGTCAATGATCTTCTTCAGGTCGGCTTGCTTTTCAATGAATGGCGCCCGCAGAAAGGAACGCATAGGGACGTGCTCGGTGCCATATTCATGCCAGATGCCGACCTCCAAAACAGTCGGCGCACTCTTGTCACCGTCAGCCTTGTAAGCCTTGCTGGTAGCCGTCTCGCTTTCCGGCAGGCCAACCTTGACCACCGTATTCTTCGCCCGCTCCATTGCTGCCAGCTGCTTTTCAGCGAGCTTCAGCACGTCGGCAGGCTTCATACAAAGCGCGCCCCAACACGGCGACCGGTAAGCATCCAGTAAACCTGGCCGTAGCCGGTTGTTCCGTACCATGCGCCGAGATTGCCGGAGCTGGTGGAGGCTTCATAGGAGACAGAAACGCTACCAACAGACTTGCTGGCAACGTTGCGAGAAGATGTAGCGCCACCACCAGGGCGGGACGCCAGAGTAAGCAAGTGGGCGATCAGATTGAGGATCGCCTCCTTGGTCGAGTCGTTATATTGCAGGCAGGTGTAATAGATCCAAGACGACGCCACGGCCTCAACCCACGGGATTGTTGGAAACCTGGCCTCGAAATCGTCTTGGATACTCATTATTTCACCTTGATCAAGCCGAGAAGACGAGCCCGCTCAACCTTGGCAGTAAAACGCGGATCTGCCATCTGTGCGGCGGTCAGCTTGGCCTCGCCATAACTCTTCAGGCCCAGGACTTTCATCGGGTTAGCCTGAAGGTTGATGATGGTTACGGCCTCATCGCTCTCCTGCGCGGCAAGGGCTGCTTCTCGCGCTTCGATTTCTGCCAGCGCCTCAGCTTTCAAGCGCGCATCCTCATCAGCCTTGCGCTGAGCTTCTGCAGCTGCATCCGCCTTCAGGGCCAAGGCTTCGTTGATTTCCTCCTGAAGCCGTTCTTCGCTCCAGCGGCCATCAACCTTGATACCCAGTTCTTCGGCTTGCTTCTTGAGCTTGTCCATGACAAACCCTCCTTAAATTGGTGGCGCGTCCTTGCGCCAGGGAAATTACAGGCCGGTCAGCGTTGCTGCTGCACCGTCTTCGATCACGTCCAAGCCCGCGATGGAAAAGTAGCTTTCCATGTAGTACTTGAACCCGCGCTGATCAATGCTGGAGATCTCCAGCGGAACCGGCAAGCGGAACTGCATCGCACGGCGGTTGTGCGAGAACGCCACGGTTACCGAGGTTACGCCAGCATTGCCGGCTTCAGCCTGATTGGTCATGCCGAAGGTGATGCCTGGGAAGTTGTCCTGCAAAGCACGCAGCACGCTGGACGAACCGGCAGCCGAGTTCAGGATCTTCGTGGTGGCGATGTTGTACACCGACCAAGGCATGGTCACATGATCAGCCATGTAGGCTGGCACGTTGAACACGTTCGCCCACTGACGGTTGATCAGGCCAGCGATTTCGTCGTACAGCTCTTGGCTTGTCAGCGCGGAGGCCAGACCGGCAGAAGTATCAGTATCCCAGCCGGTGTAGTTCAGCAGGCCTCGAGTCTTGAAAGTGCCGTTCGACCGGACCTGACCAATGTAGCCGATGGCGTCGATCTTGCGGTTGTAAAGCTCGTTGTGCGCTTCCATGAAACGGCTTGGAAGGTTGATGTTTTGCAGTTCGGCCTTCTTCAGCTCGATCTCGGACCAGTCGGATTCGGCATCCATGGTGAAGACCGGGATGCTGTCGTCCTCACCTTCCAGCGTGATCTTGCCGGTAGTGTTAGTGTTGGTGCCGGATTCGCGGAAATCGCCAGCAATCGCCAACTTGATCTTCTTGATCGTGTCGGCGTAACCGCCTTCGTTGTTGACCGTGATGCCCTGCATCAAGAAAGTCAGCTCGGGGTATTCCTGAGTGAAGATTTCGGTGCTGAGGTGTTCCAAGTTGCGAGCCAAGATGATGCCACCGGCATCGGTGAACTTCTTGGCGTGCGCTGCCTTGTCCTCGAAGGACTTGATGTTGTACAGCTTGAACGGATCAGGCTTGATGATTTTGCTCATGACTTAAACCCCGGTCAGATATTTTGGAATCAGGACGAGCCAGCAGCCGGGGCGCTTCGGCTCCCAGAATACCGCGCCAGGCACGATTGCGTTGTTGGTTGCGGTTTCGGTCGCTTTGCCGAGGTTGTCGCCAGCAGTGTTCACGGCGTAGACCTGCTGGAAGCGAGCGGGAGTATCGCCAGACAGAACCTCAACGCTGACGAAACCGAAGTTTACGATCTCGGCCACTTGGTCTGGCGCGATACCCAGCTTGGTATAGGTAGCATTCTCCAGGGCGCTGGAGATCTTGCGGCGAACAACGCCAGCAATCACCGGAGTGGCCGAAGTGTCGAGCAGGTCGATAGAGCCGGTATCGTATTTGACGAAACGGCCAGGCACCAAGCCTTCTTCCCATACGTCGAACGCTGAGCAGTTGTAAGGCGATGCGGCGATGAACTCGCCAGGCATCAAATCTGGTGGAGTGGTTACTACGGTTTCGTTAAAAGCCATGATCAGGACTCCTGCTCTTTCTTGAGGCGTGCCGACAGACTGTTATCGTCCGCCTTGCTGTCGCCGAAGGTTTTATACTGACCGTCGGACTTCTTCAGCAGCTTGAAGGCCACCGAGAGTTCGGAGTCACTGAAGGTCTGCGAGCCGTGTTCGACTGCCAGGGCGTCGCGCATCACCTGAGCAGTGGACTTGTCGGCGAAGCTGTAGGTTTCCGGCAAGATGCCGCGAGCCTTGTCGATAACGGCGGTGTGCGTTTTCACGGCAGAACCGATAGCCGCAGACAGCTTGTCGGCGAACTTCTTGCGCAGAACCTTGCGGGCTGAGTCGGTCACCTTGACCGGATTACCACCGGCAGCATCGGCGCTTTCGTCCATCAGCTTATCGGCTTCTTCGTCGGTCATTACTGGCAGCTCTTCGACCACCGGCTCATCGCCAGGAACCTCGACGCCAGCAGCGGTGGCAGCCGCCATAATCTCTTGAAGGGCCGGCAGCAGCTCAGCGAGCTTATCGGCGGGAACATTTTTGATCGCTTCCGGCAGGCCTGCGGCCAGCTCCACGATCTGCGAAAGGCTCAAGGAGCCTTCGGCGTCACAAAACGCCTTGTGAAACTTCGGCATAATAGCCTCCGGTTTTGGTTTTCGATCAATGAAGCGGCAGCCTTCGCCACAGCGTCCATCCATTACAGTGGCAAGATGAGTCGGAACAAGGTCCCGCTGCTCGAAATCCCACTTGTCATGAGGAATCAATCGGCCTTCATAGCCAAGAGATAATTGTTTTTTGCCGCTCTCGATCTCGGCCAGCATGGCGTCATCAAGGAACAGTTTGTTTTGGATGGCGAGCGTGGAGTTCGTGGCCTCATCGAAAGCATCGATAAAGCTGGCCGACTCAACACGGCTCGGGATGTCTGCCGGCTCTGTGCCTGGCTCGATATGTTCGCCGATGACCGGGATGCCAGGCATCTTGGAAACTAAGCTGGCAATGGTGGCGGGCGACCGGTAGACAGAGAACAGCTTCTCCGGTGGCTCCATGCCGATCTCTGAACCCAGGTACTCCAGCACGCCGTCGCGAACGGAGACAGCAGTGCGCAGACTGCCGTCATAGGTTGCCACGTCGATAAACTTGAGCTTTTCCATTATCCAGCCTTGGCACGATTCTTGCCGAATTGTAAACCCGGTGTTGACGGAAAGCAAATTGCTATTCGCCATCCTCATCAACTGTTTCAGGGATGATCATGGTATAGGTGCACCGGCAATTCGACACTGCCGTTGTATTTGTTATATAATCTCCGGTATCACTTTCGAGGTTATAGATATGCCCAAGATAATCAGTATTCAGCTTCTCGACCACGCGGCAGATTTGATACGCGGCGGGACAGCTATCGGAGCTGTCTGCGAAGAGCTGGGGATTAGTTACGTTCCCGTCAAGCGTCACCTTGAAAAGCTCGGTATCGAATGCACTCGCAAAGCTAGACCCGTCAATCGCCTGGATCTTCCTAACCAACAGATCGCGGCCATGTACCAGAACGGAGAAAGCGAAAATGCAATCGCCAAATGTTTTGGCGTGAGCCGGCAAGTCATCCGTCGCAGACTTGTCGATCAGGGAATCACCCCACGCACCCAAGGCGAAGCGGAAGCACTCAAGTGGGCTCAGATGAGTCAGGAGCAAAGAGCCGCACAGGTCGAGAGCGCTCATGATGCGGTTCGCGGAAAGCCCCATAGCGCGGAACACCGGAATCGCATCGCGGTTGCACGTCAGGCAAGCAAGTACGATCACCTGATCGGCATAGGAGAAACCGAGTTCGCCCAGCTTCTGACGGATCGAGGCATCAGCTTCACGCATCAGAAGGCTGTCGAGAGCTATAACCTCGACTTCGCTATCGGAAACGTCGCCGTGGAACTTACCGCTGATTGCGGGCGCTACTCCATGTTTAATCCCAAGGAGATTAAGCGCTGCGTGAATCTGCTCAAATGTGGGTACAGGACGATTGCCATACAGTTCGGCAGCGTTGACGCCCTCATCAAGTCGGCGGATTACATCATCGCCAGCGTTGATGAGATGAGCCGCCTTGAATCCGTTAGCGGTCAATACTGGGTGATTGGGTGTCGTCTTCAGGATTACGCCATCGTCAAAAATGAGCGAAATCAATTCACCCGAGTACCGGCGCCGGTACAGCTTGTGAACAAACGAAGTGTGATTGAGCTGTGAGTCGCCTGGGAAGCAGTTGTAGTCAGTGCCTGGCAGTAGATACAGGTCGTCGTAGGACGAATACAGCCCCTCTGCAAGATCGAATTCCTTGCCCTCCCGATCAGCATGCGACGGGCGCACGCGTTCGTCTCCAGCCGTCTCCCACACCGCTTTAGTGATACCCAGGTTCTGCGCCCTGATTTTGGTAGTCACCGAGTTGTAATTCTGCACCTGATTGCGGGCCAGAAATTGGGCATGATTCTTGCGCTCGCTGACGACCTCGTCAAACTGGCTGACGATGGTATCGAGCGATTCGCCCTGGCTCATGGCGAACAGGGTATTGTTCGTGAACTTCTGAAACGTGTCGTCCCGCAGGGTTTTGATCCACTGCGATGTTTCGGCCATCAGGGCGTTGGTCGTGGACTTCATACCCTCCTTGGCGATCAGGTCAGCAATGTTTATTCCGGTCTTGGCAGAAACGCGCTTGTAGAATTCCTCCTTGGATTTCCTGTCCAGCTTGCCGAGCATCTGCTGCGTAATGGTATCGATGCGGCCATCGCTGAATTGCTTCAGGATGGATTTCTGCGCGGCTTTGGATAGGCGCAGGAGGATCGACGCGAAGTTGCCGGTTTGGGCGTCCTCGAATTCAAGCACGCGATCAGTGTCGTAGCGCAGGCAGTTCGACATAACCACGGCTTCGTAACGCTCAGTCCGATAGACAGGCTTCTGATAGATCTCTTCTACGGATTCCGTGCGGCTCCAATCCTTACCGGCTGCATCAGTGAAAGACATTTCCTTGTCTACCCAGCGCTTACAGTCAACAAAACGATCAACGACCTTGCGCTCTCGCGACAACTTCAACTTGATGTCCGCAAACTTCTCCACCGTCCTGACCTGAAGCTGATTCAAAACCTGATTGCGGAACCGCTTCGCCATGGTTTCGACCATGAATTCGATCACGGAGCCAAGCTCATTCTCAATGCCTCGCGGCGACTTTGGCGACTTGATCGGGGTCGGCTTTGCTGCGGTTACCTGGCGCTTCATTGCTGAACACCGATCAGCGGTTGAGCTGGCAGTTCGTCGTCTTCACCCTCTTCGACCTTGAACAACTCTTTCCATGGATCCTTCTTGATGACGTCATGCTGTATCAGATAGGCGCGCCCATCCTCGCCCATGGCATCCAGCTTGACCGCGTTGTCAATGACCTTTGTTTCAAAATCCATGCGCTCGTTCGCGGTGCCGCCTTGGTTCTCCTTGAAGCATACGCCTTCGATGCCTACTCGGGCGCACAGCTCTTGGATTGGATCGTCAAGGTAGTCAAACTGCAACGCCTCAACCATGTCCTGAAATGACTGTCGCTCTTGCTCGCCCGTGCTGTTGAGGCCTTGCACGGATTCGCCTACCAGCAGAGGCACCGGGATCGACGTCACGAGTGCCAGGCGCCGGAGAGTGATGCCATCAACCGAGTCAAGGTTTGTCAGCGCCTGAGCTACCGATACCATGTCGTCGTTGGCGTCGATTACCGCATCTCCATAGATGCCGCGCAGGTCGGCAACCTTGCTGTAGTAGTTGATCAGGTAGTCATCATCACCGCAACGCACGGCATCCGCGAAACCGGCGACCTTATGCACGAGCGTCGAATTCTTTTCGAGAATGGTGCCGCTCGCCCGCTCGACAATACCGTCGTTGATGAGCTGGGTATGGATCATCTCGAATTCAGAGATGCCGCCGTATCGGTAATTCGGCAGGTCCAGCTCAGGCGGCATGTAGTAGGTGAAATCGATTACTCGCGTCCAGTGGAAGGCCTTGCCGCGAACGTTGTACGTGAGCGGCTTCTGATAGCGCTCGTCGGACAGATCAATGCTGACGTTCATCGGCGTCACCATGTCGCCACTGAACACGTCGAACTTGACTTTGCTGAGGTCGTATTTGCCGACATGCGCCTTCGACAGGTCGGCTCCACGCTCGTTGATCAGGATGATGCCTCGACCAAAACCAAGCATGAACTTGGCGGCCTTCTTGACCGATCTCTGCAAGCGTTTCTTGTACAGCTCTTCATCCTTAGGGTTGTCAAACTGAAGCGTGTCATTGAGCGCATAGCCGGTCTTGATGCCGATGATTTTGGCGCCAAGCCCGGTCTTGTAGATCGCTCGCAGCTGGTTGTCGTCTAGGCGCGTGGATTCGATGATGTTGGTATTGACCGCGCTACGGCGGTTAGCCAGCTGGTTCACGATGTTCGTGATGCCGTCCATGAACGTGCGGGTTCGACTCATAACATGTTTCTCCAGTCTCGCTTGGCAGGACTCAGGATGGCGTTGATGGCGTCCATGGTCGGGTCAACTTGGTCATCGTTGGCGCCTTTCGGGAAGGCCGCGAACTCGGACAGGTAATCGGATAGCCACGGCGCATTGCGCGGCAGCAGAACGTTTCCTGATTGTATCAGTGGAATGGCGTCCATTGCTCGCGTGATTTTGTCAACCGATCTTTGAATACCGAGGATGGGAATACCTTCGCCCTTCAGGGTCTGGATGAGCCCTGTCCCGCTGGCTTTATCCTCGACGTTGAACGAACGCAGTACCCCGCTGCCGTCGGCCTTGTGCTTAGCCCAAAACGCCCTGGCCTGGGTCAGCAGCTCGGGGGCTTCCCACTTGCCGCGAATCTGATCGATAAGAATGGCCTGACCCTCCCAACTTTCCCCCCACAACTGGAACACCGAATAATCGTTACTTTCCTTGGTCTTCTGCGCGGTGTCAGCATACGCGGCGCGCCACTTGAGTTTTGGCAGGACGTCATAGAACCGAAACTCATCGGTCTTGAACATGTTGCCGCCAAGCGCGATAGGCGACTGCTGGTACATGGCCGACCAGAAGTAATCGGACATTACCCCTTTCTTCTCTATCAAGCTCTCAAGCGGGTGCAGGTCAGGCACAAGCGCACCTTCCCGCCTGGACGGGTCGTAACCCTTTTCGCCTGGCATGTTGATAGCGACGAATTTTAGGTGCTTGGCTTTTTGGCTTTCCTTCAGAACTCGGCCGGATAAATCATCAGTAGCCCAGCTGGTAGCCATGATTATCTGGCCGCTGTTCTTGCTGAGACGCGTCAAGAAGGTGGTGATATACCAGTTCCATATACCATCCTTGGTCGTTTGGCTAAGAGCCTCCTGGGCGTTTTTGATGGGGTCGTCAATGATGCCGATGTCGAGCCGCTTGCCTGTCAGCGGGCCGCCAACGCCTTGGCCGATGTATCTGCCCTTCCTGCCGACGATCTCGAACACGTCGCTATTGCGCTTGGCCTCGACGTCCACCGTTACGGCGCGCTTGGCGCTCAATGATGCGCCAGGGAATAAGCGAGCGTACTCAGCGCTAAGCATAATCCGCTGGACATCGCGGTTCATGTCTGAGGCCAACTCTTTCCCGTATGACAGGCCGCCAATAGCTAGATCGGGATTTTGGCCGAAAAGCCACGCCGGAAGGTAACGACTAACAATTTGTGATTTACCGTGCTGCGGTGGCGCCTGGAGAACCAATACGGGACGCAATCCAGATTGCTGATCGTTTAGGAATTTCTCAAGCGCCTCACAAATATCACGTGAAAACTCGCTGACAATGTATTCGGGGTCGATGTACAGAATGAAGTCCAGAAGGCTCCTGCGGGCCTTCCTGCGGCGTAGCAGCTCTTGGGCTGCCAGTTGCACTGGGGTCATTCTTCTTTCGCCGCAGGGCCAGCAATCAGCGCCATCAACTGGTCATCGGTAAGCTCCGTGACATCCTTAGACAGAATCGGGCCGCCACCGGGGCCAGAGTGTTCGAACTTCTGCGCGGCCTCCCATCCCATCATCTTCGACAGCTGGGCTATCGCGGCGGTCTTCGAATGCTGTTTAATCTTCGGTCCACTCTTGCCGACCTCAAGCTCAGAGATAATGATTAATTTCTCTGGATTGTTTTCCTGTAGGTCTTCGTCAATCGCCCAGGTGGTTTGATAGACATCCTCACCCGTCTCCATGTTCTTCCCGGCCACCACCGTTTGAAACTTCACGATGTCCGTGATGTTTCCACGGCTCAGCTGGGTCAATATTTTAGCGGCCTCCTCACGACTCATGATTGCGTCAGAAACTGCTTGCAATTTCATTGAATCCATGAAGGCTTTTACGTTAGGGTTTCTGAGGATTTCATGGGCGCAAACGTCTGTGTTGTTATCGGTTGTCTTCGCCTTTCCCCCTGCCTGGATATAGGCCTGGCGCTGACTCATACCCGCAAGCACGTTCGTCGCCACCCTCTGCTGCAACTGTGTGAGATTATCGAATAGGGCTTGCTGCTCGGGAGTCATGGGTTTTTCGCCTGTCACGAAGGGTTGAGTGGATAACATCACTATATCATGCATCCACAAATGAAAAAGCCCGCTTCCGTGAGGTTGCGGGCTTAGTGGTCTCTCCATACCGACTGGAGCACTGTCATCACGGTTACCCGTGCCTACGGATTCGAACCGTAGATCCTTCACCAGATCTCGACCAGCGAGCTGGAATCGAACCAGCCTGCTCTTTTTGCCTTTCGGCGAAAGACCTCGGAATTTTTAACCAGGCTCCGAGTCCTGGAATCGCAAGCAGTCCAAAAGGATCGCCGGCTATGGATTTCCGCATCTGCGGGCTAGCGCCTACATCGCGCATCTACAGTCTATCTCAATTTCGCCACCAGCGAGACAACTGGCTACAGGGAGTCCAAACCCTGGCTAACACATTCATCGCATTGCGCTACCGCTGAGGAAGTACGGTCACTGCAAACTTTGCGAAGTTCACCGATGTGCTGACGGTTACAGCGGCGGCGTTGGTTGATATTGGAGCGGGCATCAGGATTTGAACCTGGAGTCGCTAAACTCATGCGCAATCTAGATTGCGGTCTGCCATAGATACATCTACCCGCGAATTCGGTGTAATTGTTATTCGGCTGCCAAGTACCATGAGTCGAACATGGATCCGCAAAAGATTTTTCGAATCGGTGATCAGTCGAACGTAATCATTTATCTCTAGGAGCAACCCTGTACATCATTGATTACCTATCACGGATTGATTCCGTCACTTGGCATGCGAATAACAACTTCATATTTAAAGAGCGTTTAGATAAGACGGATCTTTTTATAGAGTTGACCCGACCAACAGTCTCTATTTTGGTCTATCCAGATATCCTGATTCGGAGAGTCATTTCGGACCTGCATCCGTATCCACGCATCAGACCAATGCGCTACCACGGAACGAATCATCTCACACCTAGAAACTATGTCAACACCCTGTCGAAAATGATTTTGCATAACCAGTGGTAGATCTATGCCATTTTCAAATCCTGACTTTTGGGTAAGGAAATGCATCTGAGTCTAGTGAGTCTAATCTGAGTCTACTCATTAGACTCAGGTCAAAGCCACGCCCCATAAGGGCTGGAGGGCATTTGAGTCTAATGAGTCTGTTTTTTCGGTAGCACGCTTTTTCGAAAAATCAGCACAGGTTGACATCTGGTTAAAAAATGATCAGAAAAAGTGTTTTTTAAAAAAATTAGACTCATTAGACTCAAACCACCTGTAAGCCACGTATTCCGTGGCCTGGAGTTGAGTCTAATCGTTAGACTCAGACCAGACTCATTTAGACTCAGATCGGTCGCGCTCAAACGTAGCTCAAACGTAAACTCAACGATTACTCAATGCGCTTGACGCTCAAGCTCAGCTCAAATACTATATCAACGTCTACTCAACGTTAGGGCGCAAGATAATGGATATTCAGCGAGGCATCCCGGTGCCGGTTGCAAAGCACAGCAAATACAATTTTGACGATTGGGAGGTCGGCGATAGCATCCTGCTCGACACGCTTGAGGCTGCCGATAGCGCCCAAACTTCCGCTAAAGCCTGGGCTGACCGTCGGGGTAATGGCGCTCAATTTACGCGGAGAAAAGTAGAGGATGGCATTCGCCTTTGGAGGATCGCTTAAATGAATCCTGCCGAAGAAAGGGTGGTTGTTTTACTGGATGTTGGCGGCATCGATATATCCTCAGCTCCTCAACTAGAAGTGCTGCCAATCGATAAATACCTGGACGCAATGCCGGACGAAGATGACTTCGAATTCACTGAGTTTGATATCGGCGTTATGCCTGCTCAGCCGATCCCTCACAAACAGAAAGAGGTTGTCGCGAAGCCGGAAAGAATGCCGGTAGCCGCACCGTATAAAAGGAAGACCTTTGAAAAGAAGTTGCCCGAATCTGAAATGCTGGAAACATTTATCCAGCTGCCTGATTCGGTTATGGATACAATTATCGGCCGTCTCGCTCGGGTTATCTCTGAGTGTGTCGAGTTTCCAGAGGCCAGCACCTTTCTCTCGCTTCTTGGCTCGGCAAGTGCAGCGGTTGCCGCGAATTATGCCGTTCAATATCGCACCGGGTCACCAATCACAACCGGCCTTTATGTGATCGTTGAGCAGCCCCCAGCCACGCAGAAAAGCTACATCCTGGGTATGGGCATGAATCCATATTCAATGGCGATGGGCGAGCACAACAAGCGAATCAAAGCGAGGATCCGCGAAGTTATGGAGCGCTCATCGAAAGATGATGCCGTTGACATGCCGCGCTTTGGCTTTGTAATTGCCACTGACGCCACGTCGGCAGCAATGGATAAGCACTTGGCGGAATGCTCAGAAGGTCGTTTTGTCATTGCGTCCGCCGAGCAATCGGCATTGATCTCACTTTTCCCCGAAGGCAACAGCTTTGCGAGCACCAACGAGCTAATCCTAAAGGGATACGCGGGCGAATATGTGGCCGGCATGCGCGGTGGTCGGTCGGCCTTCTCTGGCATGGCAAACGGTAGCGTGGTGTTGATCGCGCAATCAAACACCAGTCGGCGAGTCCTAAAGGCATCCAATGGTTCTGGCATGGCTGAACGCTTTATGTTCATGGCTGAGCCAAGCAACCTGGGAGGCCGACATTTTGAGGGAGGATTCCCAACCACTGAAGAGCGCCGCCCATTTGAATCGGCGGTGCGCGGCTGTATTGCTGAGTATTCCAAGAGGGTTCTGTCGGGCGACGGCGTGATCCTAGACCCTGAAAACCTTGTTCAGTTGCGAGCCAGTGCGCATGGCTATCAGATGATCAAGCAGTCTCGCAAGGACATGGAGCCACGCCTTGGCGAGCTGAAGGATAGCGGTGACATGGTTCTATTGTCCTGGCTGGGCAAGTTCGAGACGCACGCGCTTAAGGTAGCGTCCGTGCTGCACGTATTCGAATGCCTGGGCAACGGCGTATCGGTTCCGGAAATCATCCCTGACAAGACCCTGGACGCCGCAATGGAGTTTGTCGAGCTGATGAGCGACCATATGGAAAAACTGCTGCATGATGCTGGCGAGTCGGGGAACGAAGCAGAGGAAGAGGCGGTTATCCTAACGATGGACGGTCGCAAGCTTTCGACGCGCACCCTGGTTCAACGACTTCGCAACAAGAAGCCATTCAGTGCCATGGGCAAGGCTGGCTATAAGGCCGCCGAGAACCGAGTAGCTAAAATGATACAGGCCGGCATATTGGTTATCGGAACAGACGGGAGCTTATCGGTCGTATGAATCTTCAGGAAGCCATCTATCAGCAGTACGGTGTTCGGGTTCCGCTCGGCATCGCTGATGGTCGGCACCTGACATTCAAGATTGACCGGCTACGCAATGGTTTTGTGTTGCGCCTGGGGGTATGTGCCTGCTTCGGCTCGATCATCGACGGCGAATCAATCATCTTTGATGGCGAGCGGTACTGGGAGCGGAAAGTAGAGCACAAAGAGAACAAAGATATAAGGCAGGAATGGCTGATATGGGAGGCCGCCCGCTCGATGCTTGAGCGTGGCGAACGATTGGGGCGTGGAGATGGCGAGCGATTGGCGCTGGCCGTGCAGAGATTGGAGATGTGGTTATGAGTTTGGATAATCCCAAGGTTGGAATGGTTGTTGTACGCAAGGCATCGGGATCGATGTACATGATTGAAGCTGTCCAGGATGACAGAGTTCGACTGGTCCCTTACTGGACTGGACGAAATTGCCGTTCAACCTGGAAGTCTATTACCCACTTAGATAATGATTACAGGCAGGAGCAGAAATAATGAATATCGACAAGATTCGGGCAGAGTTTGAGGATTGGATACGCGTTCGATCAGCAGATACCTCGATGGGCTTTTATCCAAAGCTTCTACATCGGTGCAGTCTGGACGACGACATCTATATGATCAGTTGGGTAGATTCAGCCTGGGAAGGCTGGCAAGCCTCCCGCGATTCGCTGGTTATTGAATTGCCAGCTGAAAACCCTCTCGGCTCAGGCCCTGGAGACTGTGAAGGCGGGCTGCCGAGCTTCGAACAGCACTGCGCTGCCGAGTGTAATTTCATTCTTCGCGACTGCCGTGAAGCTATCGAAGCCGCAGGCGTGAAGGTGAAGCCATGATCCTCCCCCTGCTCTACATGGCCTGGCTGGTTTATCGAGGGCCCAGGCCATGAGGAAGGTAACTCGAATCGTTGAAGATCCGACGGCGAAATGGGGGTTCCGTAGGGATCCCGCCACATATGAGGACGCAGAAAAGATCACGGGCTTCCGCCTGGATCGGCGAATCAATTACTCGATCAATCGAGAGGGCGAGGTCGAGCAGCACGGCGTATGCACGCTGGAGTGTTCCGGATGCAGCTGTGACTGCTCCAGTTGCAGTGAGGGCTATGGCGCTCACAAGGCCAGCGGGTGCAGCGAATGCGGCGGTACCGGAAAGCGCCGTATGTACTTCGGCTTCCCGCCCTACCCGCCAAAACGTAAGAACCCCTAACCCCAATCCCCCTACAGCCTGCCGGTGAACTGCGGGCGAGGCAAACCAGTCATGCAAATCTTCGAGCTGAAATTCTCCGACGGCAAGTCTTGCACCTGCCTGATACCCGAGCCACTGAATAGCGACGACGCCAACGAAAACGACCTTCGCGGTATTTTCCAGCCCGGATACATGGTGGCGGCTGATCGAGTCATCCCAAGGCCGCCGACGAAACTGCCCTGGAAGCAAGCGCGCAAGGGCGTCTGGACGCTTGGCCTATTCGTGCTTAAACGACTGGAGCCGGAGGTATTCCATTGCTTTTGGCCTGACGGCGAAGTCACTGGCGGCAAGGATGAAATATCGGCTGCCGTGCGATTGCATTGGGAGGAAGGCTTGACATAGTTATTATGCGGGACTAGTATCGGTTCTGTAGAAACAAATCCCCGACAGGAGCAAGACCATGACCGTTTCCATCGAAGAAAAGCAATTCATTGGCGGCCTGAATGACGCTAAGTTGCCAGCCAAAAAACGCGCCGTAAAGCCACGCACCATTGCGCAATCCATTCGCCGAAGCTCGAACCCCTACTTGGCGGCCATCACGGCAAACATCCGTCGCGAGGTCAAGCCATCCGAGCATCACTTGAACGACACAAAGGTTTTCTACTTCGAGGATGGTTCATTTCTGATTTTCGCCGTCGCCTACGAAGCCATCAGCGATGGCCTTGATCGGCGCGCTGATTATCGGGGATAACGCTATGGCTATGCCTCGAAAATTCACCAGCGCACAGATGGATGAAGCCGACAAAATGCGGGCTTCCGGCGAAAAGTGGATTGTCATCGAAGCCGTTATTGGTGAAGGCATCAAAGGTGCCTGTCATTACCGTGACCACATCGGATATCTGGCCGAGTACAGCGAAGAAGTGGAAACGCAAAGGGCTCTGATGGCTTGGAATGGCGAAGGTTGCAGGCAAAGCTTTATCGCTGGCTTTACGATGCGCGCCAAGGCTGAGAGAGAGAAGCCATGAAGCCCATGAATAGCGTGTACGTCGGCGGTCCCTTGCTTGATCCGCCCGATGAAGACGATGAGCCATGCTCGCGTTGTGGTGGGGATCGTAGCGTCTGGCATCGGATGAATTCCATCTTTGTCGATTGCCCGATCTGCAATAAAGAAATGGAAGAACCTAATGATTATCCGGAGGAATTGTGATGAGTGAAGTGAAGCGATACGACATTGCGGAATATGGCTGCGGCATGGACGAAATGGTAGACGGGCAATGGGTAAGTGCCGCCGACTTCGACCGCGTTACATCCGACCTGGAACAGCGGCGCCACGCAGAGCAGCAGGCGTGCCAAGCGGCAGAGCGGCGGGTTGAGGAGCTGGAAGAGTTGTTGGGGACATCCCGAGTCTACATAACAGACCTTGCCAGCTCCTTGGAAAATGCTTGCGAGTTCTTCGAGGGCAACGAAGAAGATGACCCGCAAGCGACTGAGGAGTGCGACGAGGCAAGAGCTTTCGCCATGCGGATCAACGCCGCCCTCAACCCCACCGCCGAGGCAAAAAGCCCGTAACAAATAAAATACATAACCGATAAATTCTGAAATTTATCTTCCGTAAAATACCTGCCCTCTCAAACCAAACCAGGACAACACCACATGGCGAACGTCGCAGATTTTGGCATCACTCCAGGCAACGCTGATAACACTCCCAACTTGCAGGCAGCACTTAACGCAGGACATCGATCGTTTCATTTCAGTGAGCAGGCGAC